GCTGTGGCGATCCGGGTCCGGCTCGAACAGGTCCACGCTGAACGGCGGGCAGTCATGGCAGCCGCTGTTTCGGTAGTCGCGCAGATACCAGCCGCGCTCGTTCGGCGTGCTGTTGCCGTCATTCCATTTGCTCATGCTTCCACCTCAAACCGTTCCGCGATCCGAAGCTGGCACTCGTGCAATTTGGCGACGGCATTCTCCAGTTCCTCTCCGAGTCGTTCCTGGAATACGGGGTCACGCTCGACCGTAATCAAGAAAGCCGGGAGCCCCGGGTAATACGACAAGAAGTCCCAAGTCTCCGCACCGACGACGTACATCAACCCCTGGACCTGGCAGACGTACTCGGACGGCAGAACCCCGTCCAGCAGGTAACGAACATGCGTCTCAGGCTTGGGGCACTTGATCTCCAGGCCCATCGCATCCGGCGAACATCCTATTACCTTGCGGTCGTCCATCCAGATGAGCCCGGGTCGCTCGGTGTCGATGCCGCGCTCCATTTGGTAGAACCTGCGGGCCTCGTCCTCGAACTGCAAACCCCATGCCATCCACGCGGATTGATGCGACTCCTCGGCGACGCCCAGGAACGTCTCGGAGATCAGCCTGGCTATGTACCCGTCAAGCTGCGAGGAAGGCTTCAAAGTCTTGGGGGTAATCACCTTGTCGAACTCGCTGGCGGTGAACGCGCCGGCACGCAGGGCGAGCCATTCGGGCGTGCCCTGTGCCACGTCCTCAAAGATCAGGGTATCCCTCATTTCTTCACCCTCCGCTTCAGTTCCTTCTGTGCCTGGCCGAACTTTGCGGCCGGCAGGTCTTCGAGCGCATCCACGCCTAACCAGTCGAGGAACCGCTGGCGATCTACGCCCGTTTCCTTCAGGAGAGTAACAAGGTCGCCAACCTGCTCCGGCGATACCGGCCCGCCTTGCCCGTCGTCGTCCACTTCCCCGGTGCTCAAACCGAATGCCATAAGAAGGGCATAGCGGCGGGCATAGGACAGCGCAGAAGCCGTTTGCTGGGCCGCATTGGCTCCAGCCATGCCCGAGGTAGGGGCGGCGAATTTCGTTGCCTCAGAGTGCCCTGCGCGGTGCGTGACGATGCACTTCACTGTTACACGGTCGTTGTCCACGGCAGAGTCGAACCGGTAGGACAGTCCGTGCTTGAGCAGGAAGGGGCGCAGGGAGTTTGCGATAAAGTCCAACTCGGAGTAGTCGTAACCGTACTTGCCCGTCTCGACCCTGCGATTCTTGGCAATAACCGGGATGTCGGCCTGAAGGTCGGCCATCGCGCCGGAGAATGCCATCCGGGCCTTGTTCGCCTCGACACGATCGTAAAGGCTGAACAACTGCTCCAACCCCTCCGGGCTGGTGCCCTGCTGGATCGCCAGGGACATCAAGCCGGCGATGTCCTGGACTTCGTTCTTGGAAGGGGGCGCCATCATCATCCCCTCGCGCTCGATCAAATTGCTTGCCATGCCTATCTCCTTGTCTATAATCCCACCTGAACGCTTGCACCTTGCTACAATTACATGAGAGACTATAGTCCATGGAAAAATGGAAGGCAATACAAGATTTCACCTTTAGCCGGATACGCGACCCGGATACATCATTGCCGAAGCTGGCGAAGCGGTCGGGCGTTTCACTGTGGTGGTTGCAGCGTGTCCGGTACAGGCCGGAGAAGGTGAAGGATCCCGGTTGGCTTAAGACCGGGATGGTGTTTCAGGCACTAGGCGGACGTGTCCCGAATGTCCCAAAGCAAAAGGAGAAAGTTGATGGAATCGGTTCAGATGTTCAAAACCAGTGACGGCAAACTGTTCGACAGCAAGGAAGCGGCTGCCTCGCACGAGACCGGCATCCAGGCGCAATCCGAGATGAAGTCGTACCTGGCAGCCCTGATTGCCGCCGGATTCAGCAAGGAACAGGCCGGCGGGATGGTGCGCGGCGCGAAACTGTTCACCGTCTGGAGCAACGGGGGCGCGATCCCATCCCCGAAGAAGCGGGCGGCGAAAGCGGAGTAACATCGGTCCCTGCTTCGGCAGGGTCAACACGCATGGCGACTGACAAGTCCTCACCAGTCGCCAGCCGTGTTGGTGAAGTGCTGAAGAAGCGAGGCAAGAAGCCTAGCCTGCTGGAGGGTTGGGTAGACGCTGGCAACTAAAGCGCCGGGAGACACCGCCGGCCACCAGCATACCGAGCGGGTAGGTATCGCCCGATGACTGAATGGGGAAAGACCATTGACACCCCGGAGAGACGGGGCCAACACGCATGGCGACTGAGAATGGGACGGCGAAACATGATCCCGAAATTACGCCGATATGAAGTCGCCAGCCGTGTTGGTAGTAGCATCAACAGGTCAGAGGAAGGCGTGAGTAAGTCGGCACGGCGGCACATTGGAGTGCCACACCCCTTCTGAGGCTACGCGCTTGAGTTTGGCACGCTCTGCGACGGCAACGGGCCATATACAGCGTGGATAGTTAGGGGTCTGCTAGGTGCAATTCCTAGTCCTCTGACCTGTTGGTGAATGCGTAGGCTGATACGCAATACGTGTGCGGCAAATACTGGATAGCCACATCCTCTGAGGTTAATTTATTCCAGTATGAGCGTTTAAGAGGTGCCGCAAGACGGAGATCAGCGCCGGCCGCCAACACCTGACAGATGTGCTAGGATTCAGAAAGCGTTGTGGAAGACGCGTAGTCTGGTGATTGACAGTCTCCTCCGGGGGCCGCCGGTTGCCGTTTATCAACCGCAACGGTTGGCCCAGACCGGAACTCCACCTTCCGGCGGCCCACCAGAGGAGATTGTCTTGAAGTACAGGATTACAAACTGGCACGACCATCAGCATTACAAGGATCGTGCCCCACCATGGATAAAACTGCATCACACCATACTCACATCCGAGATGTGGGTTATGGGAGACGATGCTAGCAGGGCGCTAGCGATAGCTTGCATGCTGCTGGCGGCACGCAACAAAGAGTGCGACGGTACGTTCAATGGCGACCCGGAGTACATCAAGAGGTTTGCGTACTTATCTGGGAGGCCAGATTTTAAGCCGTTGATTCAATATGGGTTTCTTGAAGTGGTGCAAGACGCTAGCACCATGCTAGCAAATTGCATCACAGAGACAGAGACAGAGACAGAGACAGAGAAGAGAAGAGAAGAAGATACGTATGCACCGACTCGGGCAGAAAAACCTGCCCGGTCTGTGCCGAAGGTGGAACACGTTCGATTTGTGAACGGTCAGGAAGACCCAGTAGGGCACTTCGATGTTGCCAAGGAAATCCGCCTTCAATGGCTGGCGGCATACCCTGGAGTCCAGATCGGAACCGAGCTTGAAAAGGCGGCAGCCTGGGCGGCAGCAAACCCGACGAAGCGGAAGAAGGACTGGCGGCGATTCCTCAACAACTGGATGTCCAGGGCTCAAGAGAGGGTGAGATGAAAAAGATAAAATGCCCGCATTGTGGTGCGGAGAACGATGTAGGTTCCAAAACCTGCGACGATTGCGGCAGGTACATGGGTGGCGCGAAAGAAGCCGCGAGGTTCGATCCACACCGCGGCCAGTGTTCATGGGAGTCGGACGGGATCCGGTGCACAAACGCCGGGACGATGGCGGATGGGACGCTGGGGTCGGACACATGGATGTGCGCCGGACATGCTGGATGCACGAACGCGGCTATCGGGCATCAGATCGTGCTGGAATCGGTTCGGGCGAATCCCTATCCGGACTTCTCCCTTGATGCCCGACGTGCCGCATCTCTAGCCAGGGCCGAGGCCGAAGTCCCGGACGTGCTGCGCGGGTGGACGGTTGATGAATACAGGGCGAATGCCAGAAAGATGGTGGCGACCATCGTTCACACCCATCGGATCAAGGGATAGGCATGACCCGCCCCATCCAGCACCCAGAACTTAGCTTCAAAGCAAAACGCCGTCTTGCGGGCCAGGCCGGCGCGAAGAAGTCCCACTGGCGCCACGGATTCGGTGGCCCTCTATCCCCGGCCGACAAGGGTTGGGCCGAACGTGTGCTGAAATTCAGCAAGGAGCCGAAGGAATGACTTACGACAACACCAACTCCGGATTGATGTACCGGAACGACGACAAGCAGCAGGACAGCCACCCGGACTTCAAGGGGTCCATCAACGTCGAAGGCGCCGAGTATTGGCTTTCGGCCTGGGTGAAGGAAGGCAAGGAGGGCGGCAAGTTCGAGGGGCGGAAGTTCTTCAGCATCGCTCTGAAGCC